CGTACTGGGCTTATGGTCTGGGATAAACCTTAGTAAAATGAGTAAAATTTATATTAGTGGTCCTATAAGTGGGATTGAAATAGAGAAGTGTAAATCAATATTTGCCTCTGCCATGTTCTACTGTATGCTTGATTTAGGTTATTGCTCTGAGAGATTAGTTATTAATCCGTTCAATATTAAGCCGTTTTTAGGCCTTAAAAATTGGTGGTGCTACATGATAAGCGATGTTCGAGAGTTATTGAAATGTGACTCAATTTATATGCTTAAAGGCTGGGAGAAGTCGAGAGGTGCGTGTATTGAACATCTTATAGCTGTGTGGCGAAAAATGGAGATAATTTATCAAGTTTAATGTTTTTGATTCCTTTTAAAAATAGTTTTAATCTTTAAAAAAGCAAATATGAAAACACTTTTTATCATTTTATTGGCAATTTTATCGTTTTCCTGTAGTCAAGGAGACGAAGATGTGCGGCCTATGCACGCTTATGAAGTCAATGTGATTGGTGGCTATATTGGCGATTTAACCGTTAATGTAGGCAATAAAAACAAGATAAGTACAACCAACTATACTGGCGGTGGAGCTAATGCCAGTAATAATATAGGCTACTTCAACCCTATTTATTCGCTTAAAATTGATACCTTAGCACCGTTATTAAAAGTGACAGTTTCGGCAACAGATGGAGGTGGAGCGAAAACTAAGCGGGTCAGGATTGAGCTAAAAAAAGATGGCGTGGTAAGATTTGATACTGTATTTGATTATATGGTTTTAAGGCAAAGGATAACGATTAATAAAGAGTTTTAATGTATGGCAGCACCTAAAGGACATGAGATGTGGGGAAATCCAATAAAACCAAAGACATACAAACCAGAGGAATTGTGGGATAAAGCTATTGATTATTTTGAATGGTGCAAAGATAATCCATGGCTAAAACACGAAGCTATAAAAAACGGGCAAAATTGCGGCGAATTAGTTAAAATACCTTGCGAAAGACCCTACTCAATAGGTGCTTTTTGTATTCATGCTAATATATCTGCTCAAACGTTTTTTAACTATGCTGATGCAAAAGGATATGAAACGTATTTTGATGTTTGTTCACGTATAAAGGAGATAATTGATAAACAGCATTTTGAAGGCGGCATGGTAGGAGCTTACAATGCGAATATAGTTACACGCAAACTAGGACTTAAGGAACAAATAGATACTACCACCAAAGGAGAATCGATAAATACAACACCGTTAATAAACCTATCGATTGACGGGAAAGATATACTTCTTAAGTAATGGTTTTTGAACCAAACGCCCTATTTTATTGGATGCTTAAAATGTATTCAGAAAATTCACACCATAAAAAACAGATTAGAATATGCAATGAAGGAGGGGCTCGTAGTTCAAAAACATGGGACACAATCCATCTTATAGTTGCTTTTTGTGACCAGCATAAATATAAAGATATTCCACTAAAGATTGCGTTTTTTAGAAACACCTTAAAGGATTGTAGAGATAAGCTTTACGAGGAAGATTTTAAGTTATGTCTTAAAATGATAGGCATTTACGATAAATCAAACGCACGCAAAGAAAATCAAAGCCCTGAGTATGATCTTTGGGGTAACGATATTTTTTTTAGAGGTTTAGATGAGGCTACAGAACAACCAACTTATGATATTGTATTTATAAATGAAGCTTTAGAGGTTAATAGTTACGTAAAAGTGGCAGGACTCTTTTTTCGTTGTAGAAAATTGGTTATAATGGACTGGAACCCAAAATTTACAGCCCATTGGTGTTTTGATTTAGAGGGTCAACCATTAACTTTTTTTAGCAAAACAACCTACTTAAACAATCCAAAACTTGCACCTGAGATAGTTGAAAATATACAAAGATATTCGCCATGGAATTTAGAAGATTTATGTTTGCCCGAAACTAAAAGAAGGCCACACGAACAAAATATAGCCAACAAGACAGCTAATAGGTTTTACTTTTTGGTTTACGGAATGGGTATGCGTGGAGCTATGGAGGGTTTAATCTTTGAAGATGTAAAATGGATTGACCAATTGCCAGACCAATTCGACAAAGAATTTTACGGCCTTGACTTTGGCTTCACATCCGACCCATCCGCATTCGTAAAATGTAGATTCAAAAAAAATAGTGATAAAAACCAAAAGTCAGATTTATTTTTAGAATTGAAGCTTTATGAACCGACAAAAGATAGCGAGGTTTTACAAAGTAGATTGCTATTAGTTGAGCCAAATTGTAAAAACTTTTCTATTCACGCAGATTCAGCCGCACCGCTTATGATAGGTGATTTGAGGCGCTCGCAGTTCCAAATATTCGCATGTCCAAAACCTGCTGGCTCAATAGTTTACGGAATAGATTTACTCCTAAGATTTAACATTCACATCGTCAGCAATTTAAACGCAAAAAAAGAGCAAGAAAATTATATGTGGCGAATAATACAAGGAATAAAGGTAAATGAGCCAATAGACGTCTATAATCACATGTGGGACGCTGTTCGATATGCTGCGTTTATGGAATTGAGACAATATGCAACATATTAAAAAAAAAGTTATATTTACAAAAATTTTAGTTTATGGCTTGGTGGTCTAAAAAAGTAATTGAAACGGTGCCAGAAAATGGGATTAATGTTATTTCGATGGTCAACGGTGAATCATTTGATTATGGATGGCGAGATTATGCAGATATTTACCGCAATTGTCCATATATTAGAGCTATTGAAGATTACAAAGCGCTGTCATTAAGCAATGCAATTTTTAGACTATATAAAAAAAATGCTAAAAATGAAGATGAAGAAATATATTCACACCCAACGTTAAACCTTATAAATAATCCAAACCCACTACAAACAGGCCAATCGCTTTTAGGGCAAAATATGCTGTTTGAAAATATTTATGGCACTTCATTTTTGAGAGGTGTTAAAGGCATTGGTAATGGGTTTAAGTTTTCAAAAGCAATATGGGCTTTAGCTCCCCCAGAGATTGATGTCTGGTTTGTAAATAATGGTGTTGTAGATATTACTTCGAAAATTAACCTATCAGAAATAATTGATAAATTTATCTATTCAACCCCTGAGGGCATAAAATGGCTAAGCAATGATGAAATTATTTACACACCATCAGTTTTTTTATCCACAAATGATGCTTTAAATTCAAAAAGCAATTCAAAATTTGAGACATTAAAACAGAGCGCATCTAACTTAATGCACATTCAAGAATCGCGCGGAGTAGTTATAAAAAATAGGGGTGCAATAGGAATGCTAAGCCCATCAAGTTCAAACAAAGATGCGGCTGGAGCAATTCCATTAACTCCAGACCAAAAAAAGGAAATGCTAAAAGAGCATGGCAAACTTTACGGATTAACAAGTGGGAAACATCCTATAATGATTCCAACCGTTTCGATGGATTGGAAAAACATGATACTTCCAATTAAAGACTTGCAATTAGACGAAACGGCATTAGCTGAATTTAATGTTTGTTGTGATTTACTTGGAGTGCCAAGAGGAATATTTGACGACAAAACATCTTATTCAAACCAATCTTCGCTAATGAAGCGCTTGTATCAAGATTTAATCATTCCGTACGCAAACAAAAAAATGACTATATTTGGCGAAAGGTTAGAGCTTAATGATATGTATTTGAAAGCTGACTTTTCGCACGTTGATTGCCTACAAGAAGATAAAAAACTGAAAGCAGAAACAGACAAAGTAACAGTTGAAAAACTTGATATAATGTATAAAAGCGGCGTTTTAAGCAAAGGAGATTACAGAGCCGAACTTGGATATATTGCAGAGCCAAAAGAATTTAACGAATATTATGTTGAGCCAATTAAACCCATAGTACAATGAAAAATTTAGAATATAAAGGATTTGAACTTAAATCTATAGACGTAACGGAAGGTTCTAAAGAAATGTTTGTGTCTGGCTATGCTGGTGTTTTTGGTAATGCGGATGAATTACAAGCCATGTTTTTATTGCAAAATAATGATGGTAGCTATATTTTATCGACAAGCTATTTTGCTGGGGCATCTAAAATAATGGTTCGCGATGTTTTAAATCAAGGTTCATCTGTAAAAACAATAAGCGAAAGAGGCTCACGAATTGCATTTTGCTTAAATCACGAAATAGATGAGCCTGTTGCAAAAATAAACGAACTACTAGAAGATGGTACTGGCATATTTTTTAAGGCTCGAATATCTGATAGCGAAGAAGATTTGAAGACAAAAATTTCAGAAGAAATTTATAAAGAGATGAGTATGGGCTTTGTGCCTATAAAAGTATCTCTTAAGAAAATGGAGGATGGAACATATCTCAGGGATTTACTAGAGATAAAAATATATGAGATATCAATAGTAACCATAGGAAGAAATGAATTAGCTGGCATAACTGAGACTAAATCACTGATAATAGCAAACTCATTGATAGAATCGCTAATCATTGGCGAGAAAAACGAAACAAAGAAATTTCAATTAATGCAATTAAAATCACTTATTGGAGCCGAGCCGAGCGAATCACTCGATAAAAATGAGCCGATAAATCCCATTAATGAATTAAATATTATGTTCAATTAAATTATTCACAATGAAAAAATTAGAAATTCAAGGATTAGAGGGTAAAGCGCTTGAAATGGCTACTCAATTTAATGCTGCGGTTGATAAAATCGAATCATTAGAGCAAAAAGGGTTATCGTTCGATACGCTTAAAACCGAAATTGATTCGCTAAAAACCTCCACGAAAGGCACAGAGCTAGAGTCTAAAATGACCGCATTGGAGGAAGGATTTGTGTCTCGCCTTAATGTAATGGAAGGCAAAATTGATACCAAAGGGGCAAAGAGTGAAGATTTGTTTATCTCTCCTGCAACTGCATTTTTGAATCTTTTAGAGCAAAAAGGCGTTAAAACCTTTACCGATTTTCTAAAGGTTAAAGATGATTTCAAAGATGGAATCGAGGTAAAAGCTGATCCAATTGTTACAGGTGATTATACTGGCACTATTAGCAGGACTCAAGAAGCTAGTGCCGTTAAGTTTCCACCAGTTAGGCCATTTGCGTTTTTGCCTTATGTGAGAACTGGCACAGTAAGCAATGGTAAGAGTTTAATTATGTGGACTCCTGCATCTTATACCGCAAACACTGGCTATGCTGGCGAATCTACAAATACTGTACCTGAAAATCAAGCTTCTGCCACTGAGAAAACCCGTAAAATGGCTAAGATTTCAGCTGTTCAATACATGAGCGCTGAAACATTCGAAGATTTGCCTCAATTTGCACAAAGATTGCAAGAGCAACTAAGTTCAAATGCCAATCTTTTTGTGGACGCACGCATATTGTCGGGAGATGGTGACGATTCAACAAATCCAAACCATATTTACGGCTTAATAACTCAAGGATCTACCGAGTTTGATGCTGTTAATGCAGAGCCAGTATTTAAGCCAAATGTTAGCGATTTAGTCGATGCGTGTGCTACTCAGGCAGAAATTGACAAGTATATTGTTAATACGGTTTGGATGCACCCAAAAACTGCCAACAAATTGAGACGCACAAAAGATACTACTGGTCAATACATAATCAATAAGCTATTAACAGGCGAAGAGGTTATGGGTGGGCTTAGAGTCATTCGAAGCGAAGGTATTGGAGCTGACCAGCTTTTAGTTGCAAATGCTTCATTGATCCAATTATGGGTTAAGCGTTCATTAAACATCAAAATCGGTCAATTTGGCAACGATGTGTTAAACGACAACTACACGGCTGTTTTGTTTTTTCGCGCTCAATGTCTTGTTGAAGATGATGAGAAAAAAGGTGTTATTTTTGTACCTTCTGTATCTGCTGCTTTGGCTGCAATTGAAGAGGTTAATAATTAATTTAATGGGGTCGATTAATTTCGACCCCTATTTCTAATTTTATAAAATTATTCAAAATGAAAAAATTGATTTTATTTTTAATTGCTTTTGTTTGTCTTATTGTTACAACTGAGGCTCAAACCGCAAGGGCTGCATCATTTAGTCCAACTAGTTATATTTTAGAATATACTGGGTTAGCGGCGGATTCTTCAATTGTAGGAAGTCCATGGGTGAAAGAGATAACCCTAAGCAAAGATGATGGTGTCTTTTATAATGGCAAAATAAAGGTTATCGACCAAGTGGCTGGCGCAAAAGGTACTATTGTTTTGTCTGGTAAAATATTTGATGTCGATGATTATACAGTAATAACAACTCATACTTGGACTGGAATTGGCACCGATACTACTGTTTTGTTTACTTCTGTCACAAATAAGATTTATTATAGGTACTTAAAGGCTACTATTACAACTACTACAGGCGAAACAAAGCTTTCTTATTTAAAATTAAGCCTTAAAAAGTAAACACATGACAAAGTTAAAACAAAAGCAACACTACGAAAATTTAAACTCCTCAAAAGAAGAGCAAAGCATTATTGAAGTAGTTGAGCTTGTTGGATTGCAAACCATTATCGGTACTGGAAATAATAAGCACCTAAAGGCTGGTGTTGAGATTCCTGTTTCTGCTGAGCTGGCTATGTTGTTAATCAAAAAAGGAGCTGCAACTTTAAAAGAGTAAGTTATGAATATCACAACGATTGCATGGTTTCAAAGCGGAATTACCAATATACCAAATATTGTTATTGATTTGGCGCGTAAGACTGTTTTAAATTCAGCTATTGCAACATATGAGCCAAAATTTTTGAGAGAGTTATTGGGGTATGAATTTTACAAAGGCTTACAGGCTTATGTGGATTCAGTTGCTCCAGTAACTCCAAATCCACTTTACGACGACATTTTAAAAGGTGTAGAGTATAGGGATTCAAACGGCATATTGCAAAAGTACGATGGAATAAAGCGTGCTAGTTCGTTGTATATATTTTTTAATCTGCTTAGCGAAACTGCGACCACTTGGAATGGGATTGGCGAATATGCACCGATTGCAGAGGGTGGAAAGTTTGAAAGTCCTAATTTTAGAATGTCTAAATGTTGGAACTTGATGAGAGATAGAAATATTTCACTTTACGAATTTATAGGCACAAAACAGGTAGAATACG